AGGGTCCGTTATGTTGTTGTTGTTGTTAGCTATTTATTTATACTTACTTGCGTGTAAGTTTATGGAATTCCTCCATAGTAAGTGAAAGGATTAAGAGTGGCTGTAGCTGGGTCATGAACTACTGTGTCTGTACCTAAGTAATAAGCGTCATACTTAGCAACCTTAACTGGAGGTGCTATTGAATGGAAGCCAAGCCTACTTTCATCTGTGAGGCCGAAAAACATTTCGACATGAAATGTAATCACTTTATTTGTGGTATTAGAAAATTGGAAGACCAAATTTCCAAAATCGGAAATTGCTAGCTTGGGATGTGCTGTCGATCCTGAAAAATTATAAAATTTATCTGGGCCTCCTAAAAATTTAAAGAAACTCGTATCTGGGACTACAAATTCATAAACGATTGTTTGAGTATCTGTATTACGCGACACTATTGTAAGTGGCAATGGTGGATCTCCAATAATAGAGGCAACCATTGGAGATACGAAAGAATTAAGATTTGGCAAAGCAGAAGTGACAGTGCGAGTTGTTGATACTATCCCTAAATCTTGCGGTAAATAAAAAACGCGACATGTGAGGTCTTGAATAGTGCTAGAAGTTTCTTCATTAGGGTCTATAGTGCACATCATTCGAACTTTAAAGCCTAAAGTTTTTCCGTAATACATACGAGATATAGATTCAATAGGTGTGTACGCCCATGTACTAGGGTCTTCACCCACTATTCCAGATAAGTTCAGGGTGTAGTTGATATTAGACTTCCTATCCACATGCAAGTCTTCTGATAATCCTTTATACATTCTTCTTATCAGCGGTCTTATGTCCAATGTAGGCATTAAACGTGACATATCAAAAAGAGCATCTTCCTTATCATCACGAGTCACGGTATTGTGTTGTTCCTGAGGTTCATTCATCACTTCTATAGGGCCTGACTGAGGATTCCATGAATGTTGAATATAAGGCATACGTTTAATCGCCTTAACACGTCCTGCTGTGTCATATAAAAACAAACCCTTATCTTTAAGCAAATCATAATTTGGTATTCTATTACGATAATATTCTTTACGTTTAAGATTCGCTTTATAAAAAACAGCCATAGGTGTTGATTCCAAATTATCAACCTGAGTGCTCGTTGGTATGGATGCATATCTCTGTGTAGGTTTAGTATCATTATAAGTTTGAACAGATTTGATAACAAAATCTTTGGATGAAGGTTCATAAAAGCGTTGATCCTCATCCAAATGACAATAGGTCACATCTTGGAAAATGGATTTTGGTTTTGATACAGGAACTACACCAAAAAGATCAAATGAATCATGATAAGTAGAAGATTTAACGTACCCATAAAAAGTCAGATCATCATCTCCTCTGATATACAAATTGAAACTAATTTCCGTTGGTGAGGATTCCGAATTAGCCAATGGTTGTGCCACATAAATGTAGTACAACCCGTGTAACATAGCTTCAACATCCATATTCGTTGCACACGGTGTCAACTTATTTCTTGCTAAATAAGGTAAGTCAACTTCTTGAGTTTGACCTCCAGCTGTAAATTCTAATAAATGAGAGGGAGCATTGGAAATGCTATTGTAAACTGGATATTGAGATAATGAGTTAACAGATGGATTATACATTTTAATCACTTTAAGTTTCACCTGTTGTTTGTTATTCATAACTGATTGTATTTCCAATTTGAGACCTCCTCTCCATGCTCGATGAAAAGTATGCATCAATTCTATATTATTAGCTATTGTGACAGATGAGTCATCGGTATTTGTTTGAATTCCTCCTTGGAAAGGAGATATAGGTCTAGCCCATAGCAGTTTACCTACAGGGTCACCATTACGCACGGTAATTGTCCCTATATATTGCTTCTTGCCTGTAATATGAGATATCGCCATCTCATCTATAGATGTTCCAAAGATGGGTTGGTCAAGTATTCTGTCAAATTTAGCATACGGATCCAATTTTTCAAAATATTGCTGTCCGTCAGTTAAATTCATGTAATTCACTGGTGTTGTAATAACGCGATTGGTATTTATTGGGATGTTGGGGTTATGCAGTCCTGTGTACTCTTTAACCAATACACGTCCTCCATCAATAGCATCATTGGCTATACGCTTCAATCCACCAGCTACATTATCGAATAAGCCTGATATGAAACCGCCAACTCCCGATTGGGGTTGGAAGAAATCGTTTATAACGTTCATACTTTCACTGGTAGCGACTGGGTCATCTGCTGCTACAGAGACTACTAATCGAACTATTACACCAGCTAGGGTAGCTATGCTAATTATTGTGGGAGCCATCGCCATAAGCATCTTCCGTTTACGATGCTTCTTCTTTTTATTCTCTTTATGAGCTGTTTCTGTTGCAGTTGTATCACCTATATCCACATTTAAAGCATTAATTGTGGTAGTTAGCTCGTGAAGAACTTGATCCAAAGTCATAGAGGGTGGTCGTGTAAAATCAGGTGAATCGCTACGACCTGATTGTGCAACCCAAGATACATATCTTGGGGTAGGCACTGCCAACTCGAACGTTTTAAAGCACGCTTCAATTACTATTTTAAGATCAGTTGAAGCTCCTGTACTGGGACGCAAAGGATTTAGCACATAAAACACCAATGTGGCATAATTTCCGTTAGCCGTCAATAAATCCACAGTCGTGACATAAGAACCTTGTTCCATATCTGTAGTTGTTAGGTCTGAATTACAATAAAAAGGAACCTCGAGTGCTACTGAGGTTGCTTCATTAGCAAATAAAAAAGCATGTGGACCACTTAAAATTGTGTTAATCAATTTCTTATTAGGCGTCGTAGGATATGTAGGAAGTGGTGGCAATACACCTACCAAGACACACCCTGCATGAGATATTGTGCCCGCCAAAGACACATTTAACACTAATTCTGGTCTACCTAATGCTGCTATTTTGAACAAATTTGTGAGGGAAGTGTTTGCTCTAACCGCATCACCTGGTAGAAATTTTATACTAGTTGTTAATAATGAATGCATTGCTGCTGTAGATGGAAATGTAACTTCACCTACAAAGAACGGTCTAGATATAAAAGGTTTTGCATCCACTCTGTAGGGTTCAGGTATGTCAGTTTGAGTATATAATTGATTAGATATAGCTGGGACTTCCTGTATTTGTCTAGTTGTTATAGATGCTACTGTAGTTTTCAAAGTTTGATCTTGAATGCTGAAATCTTCTTCAGCTTTTCGTTTAAAAGTCGTATCAATATTTGTTAATTGAGCAGTGATAAAAATTATTGCGACCGAAGCTCACTAATTCGGTCAAGAGTTACTAAATATATATTTGTTATCCTCTAGCGTGGTTTTGTAACTCAAAAACCGCTTATAACTGAATAAACAACAAATAGGTTATAGGTTACCACCCTGACCAGCAAGGTTTTATTATACAGGTTGACTCCTGTAGGTCATACTGTATTTACTAATTATAGCCAAGATATGTCCTTGCCGGACATATTGCACACCTGGGTATAAGCGTCCGGTGTAGATAATATACTTATTACTTGTTTTTCATCAAAAAATGGTTCAAAAGGCATTGATTTCTTAAAAATATTAGTCAAACGATTAAAAAGAACTGGTGAATGCAAATAAGATTCTATTTGCATAGCACGACATTTTCCACCTACAGACTCCTCAAAATCCTTAGTTTTATCCATCCATTGCACTGTATTTACAATGGTATCTAAAGACAAACACCCTACATAACCTTTAAGTCTAGGGTGCTGCCTAAAATGTCGTTTTAAGAAAGTCAATTTATCCAATGATTGCGATTTAGAAACGATAGGTGTTTTATCACCATTCGTACAATCCATACCTAAGGATCTAGCCACCTCTTCTATTGTTAATAAATTAAATATTTTTGCCATATCTCCAGACGCACCTATTACTTTATCGTCTCCCATCACATAATCAACCACTGAATAAAAGTCGTCAACCGTTGCATCAGATTTATTTCTATATATAGTTAGGGCCGTCAAAGATTTATTCAATAAGCAGTTGATTAATAAGGTCAACCACGTACCAGACGGTACTCCGTGAGTTGTAGACCATAATTCATCCGCCACTAAAACAAAAGATTTCATAGTTGTCACACATAACCATTCTATCACGTCAGCGTTAGGTCCTGTATAAAACTCCGCAAACACTTCAAAAATAAGTTCCATCAACAAAGCCAAAACAGATCCATCCCATTTTCCAAAATCGGCGTCTCCTGTACACGACTGCTGTTTTAATTTTCGTACTAGCTCATCAACATCTACATATGGATTAAATCCCACGCATACTCCTGTAGTATGCCTATTATCAGCAAAGTGCTTTAAAAGCTTTCCGAATATCTTCTTCGCCCACCAAATATGTCCTAAGGGCATTACACGAAATGTTCGTGGTGTATCCACTTTAGAACTCTTTCTAAGTTCATCCTTAAATGTCTCTCTCGACAGAAAATAATTATAATCATAACTTTTATTGGCGGCTTGATTTTTAATATCATTAAACAACTTACGAGCTTCATCCTTAATCTCCTTAGTATTAAAGTCAAAATAAGCATCCTTACCTTTACTACAATGATATCCATTACTTGAATCCTTATTCAGAGGCTTAACATATTCTCCTCCAAAAGCAGTTTCATAGTCAGTAAGATCATCAAACTGACACATCATACTAACAAGGCACTTCTTGATAAAGGCTCTTTCATCAGATGTAATTATTCCTTGATGTTTAAATGCTTTAAGTGATATGCGCTGCAAGCGCTCTTTAGCTCTCTCTCCATTGCCTGTAAACTCCGGAGGAGCTTTATGATCTATTTGCTCGCACGGTACTGAATGGCCATATTGATCATCCACCAAACTTTTTTCCAGACTAGCTATTTCTTCATTGGTATCTCTATGGAATATAGTCTTGACAAATTGAGATTTATCACCGACATGTGAGTATTCCATCGGTTGTGCATATCGTAACCGAACTCCTGAGACACCAGGAACTATTTTTTCATCTATTTCAAAATTAGGTTCATAACCGCTCATCATTAAGTTCCTAATATCCTCCTTAACTGCGTATGATGGTTGTACACAAAAACCGTGCTTAACACCGCCAGCTACATGGAAGCCTATTATTCCATCATCCGCTGAAACTAACACGGTTCCGCATGCTCCACTTTGGGAGAAATTGGTAATAAAACCTGAATCAGGCGGATGCTCATATTTATTAGCAAATTTTGAATAAGTTACTTGCTCATTATTCTTAACTACAGATGAACCATAAAGTACTGGAGCAATACCTGTCGAATTAATTAGATACATAAGTGGATTAGTGCATTTTGCACCCACATTATAAGCAAACAAATTTTTACATTTCTTATACAGAGGAATAGTATTTTTAAACTGGTATACGGCCAAGTCACTAGCTGGATACATCTTAATGAGTTTAAGTTGTTCATTTTCAAGTTCTTTATGCCCATTTCTGTAATGTTCATAAGAATGATAAACATCTATTAATACATTTTTAACATCTAAATGAGCGGGTAATAATATATGTGATCCGCTCACCACCCCATGAGAGACTTCGTCCAAATCTCGAGATAATGAATCTTTCTTAACAACAATTAATTTCACAAATTTCTTTATATTTAATACCTTTTCCGGAGCATCCGATTGGGCTTGCCAATTTTCACCTAATACTGAATCGATATTTTGATCTAATTTGTGATCCAAGCTAAAATCATTTTTCTGGTCAACATCAAATAATTTCCACATACTCCATGATATTAAAACCAAGACAACTCCTGATAACAATTCAGCATATCTTTCACGAGTAAAATCCCACATAAGACTTACAGCTTTTGTTGTAAACCCCAATGCCTTATACAACATTTCCGATACAGATAAAGAAGGCATGGAAAAGGAACATAAGGTAGATAAACTGGCAGATACCATCTTGATACCCTTAGAGAAAAAATCAAGCAATGGTTTAAAAATAAATTCAGTCCAATCTTTTACAATACTGGCATAATCGCATCCAGCCCCGTACAAAGCGTTACTGGTTTCCATCAAAAAGCCAAACATAGATTGTGCGTAGTATTCATCAACGGTATCAATAACATTTTTAAGACTATCAATATCCATAGCCATATTCAGCATATCTTGCTTATTCGTTATTTCAATATTTC